AATTAGGTGTTTGGATTCTTCGGATTGAGAAAACCACATGGTTCCACCGGATGTTTCAAATACATAGGGGTCATACATAATGCTTTCGTCTAGTTTATGACTAGACCTAGGGTCCATCCACCATCCGCGTGCCATAAAATCAACGTCTTGCATGTCAAAAATATGAGGGTATTTGCGTACATTCATGTCACCATCTATGTACAATACGCTACGGCCTTCGCAGATTTCCAACATTTTTTTAATGAAAAGGGGTTTGGCGTTAATGGCCATTTGATATCCTCCTTCTTGTGTAAACTCGGGATATTCCACGGCAATAAAGTTGCAATTGCATTCGCGGCAGTTGTTTTCCCAGTTTTCAATCATTTTATCATACGTGATAGGTTGTTTGTATTGCAACTCTCGGATTAAAACGTCAAAAATATTCATCTTTTTATATGTTTTCCTAAATCCATGTTCGGTGGAAAATTGGACTTGTTTGTTTTTCATTACGGTTTTTATGGATTCTTGTATTTTTTTATTGGTGTCTTGCATTTTGCTCAATCGGAACAACATGGCCTTTTTCTCCAATTCTGACATTTTGCCTTTTTTCTCGTTGAATTTTTTGAACAAGGCTTCGCGTTCTTTGTTTAGGACATATGATTCTTTAATTTGTTTTCGGTTGATTAAAATGCATTCACGGACGATGATTTTCAAAATCCGTTTTACATAATTGAAATCCTTGTATTCAAAATAAGATGGTGTGGATTCCATTTTAGACAGTTTTTTCATCGCTTTTTCGTCTTTATTGGCTTCGTTATAAGTGAGGCCGCAATATTCATATATGCTGTTCATATAGTCGGTGGAATACTTGGAGACGATTTTGTCAAACGTTTCTCCGGTTTTGTCAATTTCGTAATTGGAAAACAATACTTTGGCCACCGCGTCTAGACTCGTGTTTGTTTTTTTAGTCATGGCGGTATTTAATGCGTTGTTGAAATAAAGGATGGCTTTTTTCAATAGCATTTCGTAAAAAGACATGCATGGACGTCCTAAATTCTGGTTGTTTTTGTTATTGCCCCACCAATAGGTGGCCACAACAAACCGACTATTTTCATTGATTATAGTGGGTTCTTTGTTGACACTGTTTACTATTCTTTCTAAATCCATACTATAAAATAATTGTATAAAATATTAAATGATGGTGTTTTTATAGTGGATTCATTTTGAGCTCGTCAATGAGTTTGATTTCGCGATGTTCTTTTAAATATTGTAGTACGTAATTGCGTTGTTCTTCATCGGGGATGAGTTCGTCAAAACAGGTTTGAATATAGCCGAAAGATAATGCGGATTGTTGTTTGCGCTTGTTTATATGGAATTGATGATTTCCGGATTTTACGGTGCGGTGGTCAATATTGTTTTGTTTCATGGTGTCAATGATTTGTTTTTGTATGTTTTGTTTGGTTTCGCGTAAAGATTTTTGTTGGGCTTGTAAGGATTGAATTTCGTTGTCAATGGAAACGTAGGATTGGAACAATTGGGTTAAAGAAGCGACTTGTAATTGGTTGGACATGTTTATAGTTTTTATAAACATGTTTATAAATTATTTTCGTGGGTTTTGGTTATATTTAGGCGTTTATTAGATGATAAATTTAACAAAATATAAGGGTATTATATAATTATATTTCCTTTATGGCAGATATTAAGAATTTATCTAAAAAAATTGAAAATATCAAAGTATTTTTAAAGCAGTTTATAGAAAATAATAAGGATAAGATAAAAATAATAACAAGAAATTCTAAATATGATGGTAAAGTTATTTTTAAAGATGAAGACTACAATATTGATGTTAAATTACCTGAATATAAATATGATGACATTGTATTCACAAACGATGAGTTAAAATATATTGAAAATAACAGCTCAAACAAAGAATTAATGAAAAAAATTAATTTTGACAACTATCATTATAACCAATATCTTAGTGTAATTGATAAACTAACAAACGTAAGATATATAGGGAGTAATATTAACAAATATAATAATAATAATAACATAAAAATAATATCTGAAAGTAACAAAGAAATTATAAAAGACAACATATTAAAAATAAAAGAATTTGTAAAAACGTTTGAAACAATAAATAAAAATAATAATGATATAAAAAAAATAATTGATGTTAACAACCCATACTATGGGCAGCTAGAAATAAAGAATTATGATGCTTTACAGTTTCCTGAAAATCATGAAGTAGAAGACATATTTGTTCTTAAACTAAGTGACGACGAGTATGATGATTCTCTAACGTTTAATGTTTACGATAATGATAATAGAACTATTTTAAATGATTATGTTTTTTATAATGAGTATAAACTTATTGAATATTTAGTTAAAGAATATGAGAATATTGAACCTACTCCAGCACCAATGCTAACAAAAGAAAAAAAAAAGGGCGGCAAACGTCGTAGAACTACAAAGAAATCAAAAAAGTCCAAAAAATCAAAGAAGTCCAAAAAATCAAAGAAGACCAAGAGAACTAAACGATAAATAAAATATGTATATTTCGTACAAATATACATAAACAAAGACGTTTTACATGCAAGTCTAGTAACATTTTCATTATTCAAGGGTCAAACGTTTTGAAACGACGTACGTTTGGGTGTCCCATTGCAATAACAACACTAATATAATGATATTTGAATATTGCGTTGGCCCAATAAAATGAAAATTTCACTTTGCTAAAATATAATGTTTAGCCGATGTTATGGAAAATAATGTTTTGTTATTGTATATATAATGCCTATAACAGATGATTCTTTAAATGAATTAAGGAATATGAAAAGTTGGCAATATGATGATGTGTGTGATCCAGACGACCACATTTGTTATTTAAAACATGACAAACAAGAGCCAGAAGACGTTTTAAAAATGATTGAAGATATTAATATTTTTGTATATAGTGCTTATTTCGTATTTGCAAAAATAACAGGAAAAGAAGAAACAATAAACATGGGAAACGCATCTAAACGAAAATTTTTGAAACTCGCTAAGTCAGTACTAGGTGATCCTAACTGTGGTTTGGATACTATAATTAGAGAAGGAGTAGACACTATTTTTTCTCAAGAAAAGTTAAAAAATATCAATGGTGCTACATTGCTTTTGTTGTTATTAAAAAAAATAAATTTTAAAGAACAACAACAAGACAACGAAATTATAACAGACCTAAAATCAATACAAGATAATAACGCCGCAATGGAAGTTTTAAAAATACATGCGATGAATGCACCAGTATCTATGGAAACTTTTTGTGATGCTTATAACAAGATTCAAAATGAAGAAAACAAAAATTTCCTTATAAAAAGATATTTTGAAGAAATATACTTATATGGAGAAGGAAAGGGAAATGATTTTGGAAAATACCCAACCAAATTATTTAGCGATAATGAAAAATACGGTAGTTTTACACGACCACATTACAACGTATTCGAGCAAGTTATTGATGAATATGTTAATGGCAAGCAGAAAAACGAGAATGATATAATAAATTTTAAAAAACAAGATTATTTAATAGTAAAAAACATTATCAACGTATCTAATGAAATAATAGACGAAACAGTTACTAAACTAGGAGAAAGGGCAGAATTCTTAAAAAATCTAAAAGAGTATCTAGTTAAAATATCAGTAAGTGTTTTAAACAACACACATGAAATTTATAAACCACACGACATAAAGAAAGGTGATAAGGTATTTGTAATTGATTCAGACTACACGGATAATAGTGATGGATATTATTGGTTTAGGCCCAACGCAACAAAAGACCACATTCAAAAATATTTTTACTACACACAGGGACCCGACACGACGATACCAGCAGGTGAAATTGTAGGCAAATCAACCAAAGTTATATTATGCAAATCAAAAACAGTTGGTTTTCTTGGAGGCTGCCAACCCCCCAATGATTTTAGTTTTGTACGTAACAAGTCACATAACAACACCAAAGGAGGAAAACGCAAATCATCCAAAAAATCAAAGAAATCCAAACGTAAAACCAAACAAAAAAAAGCCAAAACGCGTACCAAAAGAAGAAAATATTAACAATGTGTAATCATAAGGTTCGTTCCTCCGCTTCTCAGCAATAAAATCAAAATCCCAAACACCATTAATATTAAAAATATATGATAAAAGCAAATTATCCATACAAACAAATAGAATTCTTGGTATAAAATGTTTCCTAAAGGCGACAATACGCACGTTTTCATATTTCGTTTTGCTTCATCCGTTTGTAAATAATCCAAACAATTTTGCCATAAGTTTTTCATATTACTATAAAATATGAAAAATGAATTCATGATTCAACGACAACGCACCACGATATATATCACAACCACTATATATAGTCTCAAACCCAAATGAAATTCCCACTAGAACATATTTTAGTATTTATTACACTAATTTCATTTGCCATATTATTTAGCGGAGTTTATCGGTATTGGAATCCAAACGTGAAAACTTTGTCTCAATCCCTTGGAAACTATAACCAAAAAATATATTTCTTCATTCTCATCCTATTTGTCGCACTTTCTTGTTTGTTCACTTACGAAATCATGAAAAACGACATTGTCTCAATGCAATTATTTTCGTTCATTGCATTCCCATTGTTTTTATTGACTTGGATTTCCGAAGATACCGCGTATAGTTTTAGAAACAAGTGCCACATTTCATTGTCAATTGTCGCTTTCGTTTCCACCATATTATATATTTTGTATCATGGCATCCAAGCAAAAGACCCTTGTATCCTCTTTTTATTTGCATTGTGTTTAATGATATTATTACGGTTGTTGTACTTGTTTGTAAAAACGTATAACCCGAATGGCAAACCTCAGAATTTGTTGTTTGAAGAAGCCACAGTAATCATTTTGTTTTTATTGACATTATTGCGACGTGAAAAATTACTATAATGAGACATTTCTTCCTAAATATGTCTAAATCATATACTCAAAAACAAAATGGATAATTCAACAAAACGAACTTTATTATTTTTAGTCGGATGTATTGGGTCTAGAACATTGCTGGCGTATTTAGCAAAAACGGTATCGTTGTCTTGGTTGAACATTATGGGATATTTGGCATTGATACCGGCAATGGGATTTTTAGTCATTTATGTATTTGGTTTGCGTAAAACGGGTCCGGAAGTGTTTGGCGAGCAAATTTGGTGGAATCATTTGAGACCGGTCCATAGTTTGTTGTATTTTGTTTTTGCGTATCATGCCATACACCGAAAATCGTATGCGTGGGTGTTTTTGGCAGCGGATGTAGTAATCGGGTTATTGGTTTGGTTATGTAAGCGCTACTGCGTTTGAATCAATGTTTGTGTTATCTCTCAATAATACAAAAATGGAGCATATTGTAGAACCCACTCCGGATTTTGATTTTACTAAATTGTCTTGTATATCTCCGACTTCTATTGCGGGGGGTAATTATTTTATACGACTGTTGCAAAATCCAGGTCAAAAGCCATTTTACATTCAACCGCCTAAATGTTCAACGAAGCAAGGGATTGTAAAGTCGGGTAAAAAGTTGTATACGGATTTATTGTTTAAGCATGAAGACGAAGCATTTACCGAGTTTTTGGAATCTTTAGAGACGTTTTGTCGTTCTCAGATTTTTCAAAACAAAGACAAATGGTTTGATTCGGACCTGACTGAAAATACGATTGAAGATTCATTTAGTCCCACTGCGAAGATTTATAAATCGGGGAAATTGCACAGTGTTCGTGTCAATATTCCAATCCGTTTAGGCAAATGCAGTTTAAAGATTTACGACGAAGATGAGAAAGACATTGATATTGAGACGATTGATAGCAATAGCCATGTGATGACTATATTGGAAGTGCAAGGTATTAGATGTTCGGCGCGTAATTTTCAAATAGATATGGAAGTGAAGCAAATGATGTTGCTAAAGCCGGTGGATTTATTTGAGAGATGTATTTTCACGAAACCAGCTTCTTTAGCAAAAACGGAGTCATCGGAATCATCTCCTATAGTGGCAAAAGAAGAACCATCCAAAGTAAAAGTGGAGACGATAGTAGAACCAGAAGAAGAAGATAATATCCAAAAGGAAGATAAAATAGAGGAAGAGGAGGCGATAGATTTAGACGTATTAAGCGAGAGTGATGTATTGGGAACGCCGGAAGAAGAGGAGGAAGAAAACCCTTTAGCGCATTCTGTATTTGGATTGGACGAGGTGGATTTAGACATGCCGGCGGAGGAAGAGGAATCAATGAAGTTGAAAAAGCGAGACGATGTGTATTATAGGATGTATAAAGAGGCGAAGAGG